GTGGTTGCAGTTTTCGCAACTACTCACTCCTTTCGAGAGCACTAAGGACAATACAAGAATGTTACAGTAATGGCAAATCCATGTCCATTATTATTTCACAATGAAAGTCTGCCTCGACTCGGTGGTCTCAGCATAAAAGTAAGGGCATTCCACTTTGGAAATGTACTTATTATCTGTTGGGGATACCCATCAACCGATTTAATCGTTCTTTTCAGTCTAATCATTATTTCTTGGTTAGAGAAATATTCGGTCACAGAGGTCACTGATCCTCGGCGTCCAGCCGAGAACCAGGTCTCTTGCACAGGGAGTTTCGGTTTTCACCTACACCTCTGTGTGATCTCTTACGTCTTTTTTGAAGATATAAATTGATCAACGGATATTGATCCTTGGATAACAGGGGTCCATCTCTTCCATAGTTTTGCTCCAATAGATGTTTTTGGAGACGAGGTTGGAGCATGTCGGACTAATTCCGCCATAACGGTAGGAATTAGCGCCACTTCTCTAGAATTCTCAATTAGACGAACAACTGCCGAAGCAATTGTCGGTAGTTCAGCTCTAGGATCCAACAGGGTAGCTTGGACTTCTCGAAAGAGATCCATCAGGTCCTGTCTAGGTGGCAACACCAATAAGTCCAATAGGCACGCTAGAGCCCATCTTATGTCCTTCTCCGGCAGTCGTGTTGTATCGACTGCGCGTTTACGACGGTCCTTAAGGTCGTCAACGAGCGATTCGAGTCCCAGATACACGTTAGGTTGGAAGATTGCATCTCCAGGCGACGTGGTTTTCACTAACCAGGCTTTTCCGAGTTCTTTTAACTCTGATGGGCTTCGGTAATTGTTAACTTCGGACCATCTGTGGGAGTCGTAAGGTTCTATAAGAACGGTAAGTTCGTCACGAACGTGACCGAACCATCCCTCCGCTTGGACTTTCTCAGTCTTAGGCGGCGAACTTAATCTCGCGATTAAATTTCCATATAGATTCCAAAACGGTCCCATACCCTCTCGATGACTTTTTTCAAGCCGATCGATTTTACGAAGGAGAGCGTTGACTTCTTGCTGAGTAAAAGTTTTAACTATTTTCTCAACGTCAACTCGTACATTTGCCCTTATAGGTGAACCTAGCTCAAATAGGGAGGTTGCCCCTTCTTCGGTTGTGGGAATTTCCATACTAATTAGAAGCATTTTTAGCTTATAATTCAAGTCGGAAAATCTTGCGCTCTGCAATTTAGATAAGGCTTGGTATTTAAACCCCAAGACCTTAGCTAGTTGTATAGCGGTTAAGCTATACTTTCTTGCGAATTCAATTAGTCTACCATAGTCGAAAAGACTTGAAGTAAACTCTAGAATTGGGACTGGCGAGACATCTTCTCCGTTTAGAAATACGCGTTTAGCGAATTCTACTGCGAGAGTCTCCTGTCTGCTTGAAAGAATGGACTTATGAAGCCCAACTTCCATCCCTATAATTTTCAAAATACGCAAGTATTCCTTTGCTACTTCCCGATCAAATATCACTAAATCATCTCCTAGTATAGCATAGTTTTTATACCATGTTCCTACTGGGGTGAATCCCGATTTCCAGGCTGATACCTGCACCAAAAAGTGGTGTGTTAAAGCTAGTGACGCTCAAGAGCTTAAGGCTCCCATAGGTTGACCAGTGGCATACTTTAGTATGACATTAGTCGCATATTTCAGCGAACGAAGGTGGTAAGGAATTAGCACCAACATTGACGCCCACGCATTTGCGAGCGGCGCCCCAATTAAGGCTGCAACAATTTCTTGCTGTATGAATAACGGAAGTCTATCCGTTGCTGCTGTCAAATCTAGGCTATACGCCTCTGTGTATTTGTATGCATGGCGACGAAGCGGTCGGAGCTGATCAAACGTTCCATCCTGAGGAATTGTCCTTAGGATTTTAAACATCAATTCATGAATTGGTTTTAGAAGCATTTGAATCCAGGCCGGCACCATCGCGAATAACCTAACTTTCCCAGCTGCCTCCTCTTTTATACCTATTTTACCAATAGTCCTTAGACCTTTAAAGGTCTCAGCAAGTGCTGCGCAGGCTTTGAAAGCCTTTGAAAGATTATGGTTAGGTGGGAGGAAGTCAAAGAAAGTTTTTACGTGAGGCATGATATCGCTTTTAGCAATAGCTATGGCGCTTCGTATCATAATCATTGGATGAGTTGCAATTTGCGCACCATCACGGTGAGTCCCGGATGCCGATTTGGCAATCCAAAGATCCAGACGTTCATAGTATCGCTCTTTCAACCAGTCTATTATTGGAGTTTTTGTAATCATACGGTCATAAAACATGCCGTATCGATCACGCAACTCTTTTAAATCATACCCAAAGGGTTCATAGATCCCTTTAGGTAACGCTGCAATGAAATGAGGGACGAATACGAGTAGTTCTACTGCTTTCGCTAGGTCTCCTGAAAATGGCGCTGTAATAGTAGCGGTTTTTAGGGTTCCCATGAAATCTAAAACTCTATACATACTAAATATAGTAGAATAGAATTTCAACAAGGCGATATCTCCTTTCGCAATACGTGCTCTATCAAGTCTGAGGATGAACCGCGGAACTCCGAGGTTTGTTCTAGAGATCCTACAGTTCAGTTGCCCCACATCTTTAATCTTATGGCCCCCGATTGCCTGATTTAGACAAACGTTGCAAGCTTTTAGATGGATAACCAATCCTCTAATCCCCTGCATTTGGGCAATTTTACTTATTTTTCGAAGTAATATAACAATAGCATGAACGCGCGGTCCTGTAACAGACAACCCAATAGGTTGCAACATTCTTACGAATATTTTAACCCACCAGGTTCCACCTTTTACAGTGGTCATGGCATTAACGTTGGCATTTTTAATTCTTACAGCCGAGAGGTAATCATGTATCACTAACCTCTGGTCATGGGGAATGTTCCCCTCACCAGGATCAGTAATAATGCTATCTTTAAAAGTAGTTTTATTATTCATCGGTTATGTTATTCGGTCATCTACTGCTGTCAGAAGGGTCCTTGGCTACGGGAATAATTCCCTAACTTTAGGTCCCCCAATGCTCGACAAATGTGTCGACCTCGGATCCACGCCATTTCTGGCGCCGAGCGACTCTGCTCGTTCTCTCCACTCGGAAAGGGAACACCTCCACCAGCTCTTTTAAACTAATCACCATGATTAGGGATACTGGGCTCTTCGAGAATAGCAGCCATGCGGACTCACACTATTGAGGGTCTCTTTTAGGTTTAACCTAGGAGAGCCTATCATTAAATATACACAACTTTAAACTTCAGTTTCCCCAGGGGAATTAACCCGTGAAGGGGGCTGCAGCCAGCTGACAAAGCTAAGTTGTAACTTCCAAGAAGATCCTCTTTGAACAGGTATGGGGAGATCGGATATATCCTTCGGATAAGGATATGGTCTCCGCAGGGAACTGAACCAGGAGAATCACTTGGGTCGTTTCTTAACACCAATTCGGTTTACATGCAGTAGCACACAGCGGGGGTCTCCCGGGAGTAGTAACATGCTCCGTTTTCTATTGACAAATAGGGACCACTGTTACAAACAGTTATGTGTCCTACTCTTCAATGTCTAGTTTTTCGTCCCTACCTTTGGAGTAGGCTCCCAGAGTAATCCAGGAGGTACGGTTCCTCCGTACCTAAACCACAATGAAGAAAGTGACAAACACTTATTTATAAGCCTTTCACTATTTTCAAACTCGGCGTAAGAAACCTTTCGTGGTTGCAGTTTTCGCAACTACTATCTAAGGACAACTGTCCAAAGACACGAGATGTCTGTCCTTCTTGGGCACCGCAGTGGTTTTACACACGACGGTCCAGGCGCTTAGGCGTTTGCACCGGCTGTCTCCTTTTCACAGGAGAC